GTGCCACCCCTGGCCTTCACCTGCTGCCTGAGCGCCCGCACATCCCCGGCCAGCGTGGAGACGGCATTGCCGCGCAGGTCCGCCTCGGTGGCCAACTGGTCAGCACGGTGGGACTCCTGAGTAATGAGCAGCAGGGCCACCGTCACCCCACCACCCAGGAACAGCAGTGCCGCGACGATCAGGCCGAAGCGACGCCGGTACAGCAACTTCTCTCCCTGGGTCATGGCGTACCCCCGAGTTGGGTCACCAGGAGTCGCAGGCGGCCGATCTCCGATTCAAGGGCCGCGACCCGCGCCTCTGCGATGGCAACCCGCGCATCGGCCGCCTTCTCGTCAGACTCCGCCTTGTCGCGCTCGGCGATCAACTTGCTCGCCAGGCTGTCGTATCCACCAATCACTCCGCCCTCTCGCTGCACACGTGCCGCGCCCCGGGTTCCGTACACGGTTGCCGCCGCAGCCACGGGCCCGCCTATGACGGCGGCTATCGCTGTGACCAGGGCGGCGTCCATGTGCCCTCCGAGCCGCTTGCGTGGGGCAGGTTCAGACGCCCGAGGCTGTCGATGCCGAGTTCTTGTCGCCGACCACGCGGGCGATGAGGCCCTTCACGAGTGAGCCGACGGCGGCGATTCCGGCGGTGCCGACGGTCTGCCAGAAGCTGGCGTGGAACATGTCGGCGGGGCCGGCGGCGAGGGCAACACCGCCGGATGCGACGAGGAACGTCCAGATGACGCGCTCGCCCAGGTCCTTGGCGTAGGTGGTGGCGGTCTTGCCTATGGCGGGGAAGTCGGGAGTGGACATGAGGAGATCCGTTTCTGCTGGGAGAGGTCAGACGTTGGTGGTGCTGCCGACGCTGACGTCGACCTTGACGACGGCGGCGGCGATGGCCTGCTGGACGGCGGTCACGACGGCCGCCGTGTCGACGCCCGTACCGATGAGCCCGGCGAGTGCGGTGATGGCGGCGGTCTGTGCGGCCTCGGCGGTCTGGATGGCGCGGGTGTCGCCGTGGATGTGCGCCAGGTAGTAGCCCGCGCCGTGGAAGATCCGGTTGCCCTTGGGGTCCTTCTCTGTCAACGATCCGATGCTCAGCAGGTTGTCGTGGAGCGCCTTGAGCTGGGCGGCCTGGTCGGCGGTGAGCGGCATGGGGTCTTCCTCTTGGTCGTTGGGGTTCCAGCTGGCGGGGTGGGTGAGGCGTTCGGCGACGCTGGTGCGGAACGCGGTCATCGAGAACGAGGGGTCGGTTTTGCGACGGGTCCCCTCGCGGTGGCCGATCACCGATTCGGCGGACCAGCCGTGGGCGCGGCACAGTGCGGCAGCCCAGCGCACCGCCGCCTCGTACTGGACGGCCGGGTAGGGGTCCGTGCCGTCGCCCTTGTTCTCGACCTCCAGGCCGTAGGCGATGGCGTTGCCGTCGACCGGCTCGGCGGCATCCGGGCGCGGATGGGTGGCGGACTCGTTCGTCATCGCGGTCACAGCGTTCGCGGCGAACGTCCCCGCATGGTTGGCGCGGCCGTTGCCAACCATGGTGGCAACGCCGGTCTTGGCCAGGTGGGTGTGGCACAGCGGGCCCGGCAGGTCGCTACGGCCGTCGTAGCAGAGCTCCAAGGAGTTGGTGCCGGCGGTGTGGTGGATGACGACTCCGCGCACCGGCCCCCACGGGCCCTTGCTGTTGCGGTTGTGGGTACGCCAGCCGGTGTGTTCGGCGACCTTCACGCCCTCGGCCTTGAGAGCTGCGACGATCACGTCGGCGGTCAGCGGTGTGGCCATCAGAGTCCCTTCGTAGCCGTGGAATTACTGGATGCGTTGCAGCCGCAGCCACGAGTCGGTGTAGACGGTGGTTGCCGTGGCGCTGGAAACGGACTGCGCCCAGTTCAAGGCGAATGTCCCGTCACTGGATCCGACGCGCAGGGTGGCCTCAAGCTGAAGAGCCAGCGTGTCGGTGGTGCTCAGCGCGCCGTAGCCGCGGGAGCCGGTGAAGTCCGTCGATTCTGGGCGGATCATGTAGCCGCGCACGGATCCGGTATCGGCGATGAGCGCCCCGGGTGAACCGTTCACCGAGATCAGAGGATTGCCGACACCCAGGCCGGACCATTCGCCGACCGCACCGGTGGGCACGGTCCAGCTGATGGTGATGTCGGATCCGGGGTCGCCGGTGTATTTGATCCAGCCGTCCACGATGTAAATGCCATTGGCGAGGACGGAGAACGTAAGCTCCGGGTCGGCCGTCAGCGTGGTGGTCGATGAGCGTGGCGTATCACTGGCCTTGACGGCCGATACGGGCTGCGCGGCAGTCAGGAGTGCGGCCGTGAGGGTCTGCCCGGCCAGGTACGTCGGATACTGCTGGGTCACAGCGCGGCCTCCTTTACAGGGCGATGACGGTCGGATTGGCGAGACTGATAGCGGTGCCTGCGGTCTGGGCCTTGACGACGGTGTTGATGCTGCGCACCACCGTCATGGTCTGCGGTGACGTCAGCGTCGTCGTGGCGTCGTCGATGAGGCGGATGTTCCACCAGTACGAGATGTCCGTTGCTGCTGGCGTACTGCCCCAGCGGGCCCGGGTCACCGCCCGGGACGCCGACGCCGGTGCGGTGAACGTCTGCGTGAGGAACGTCCACACCCCCGCGGGTACGGAGGTTGCCGAGCCCAGCGAACTGGACAGGAACACATCGCCGGAGTCGTACCAGTCGGCGGCTGTGCGCAGGTCCGCCCAGCCGGACGGTGAGTACACCCAGGCGTTGACGGTGTAGCTCAGCCCCGCCGCAACCGTGCCGACGGCGCTGTGGGTGCTGGCGTTGACGCCGCCGGATGCGGAGCTGCCGTTCGGTACGACCTTGATGGAGGCGGTCGCACCGCCGTTGCCGTACACGGCCTCGGTGGTGTAGGTGGCGGTCGAGTTGGAGCCGGTCCAGCCGGTGAGGTCGCCGGTCAGGAGCAGCGGGTTGGTGTTGATGACGGTGCCCAGCGCGACGGTGGTGACGGTTTCGCCGCCCATGCGGAGATCGAACGGTGTCTCGGTGTGCGTGGTGGTCCATACGGGGCCGCTGGTGGTGGTGACGCTGAGCGCGGTAGCCGTGCTGGCGATGTCGGCGGCGAGTTGGGATCCGGCGGTGTCGAGGCGGCCGAGGACCCGGTCGTCGAGGACGCTGACCCGCCAGGGTGATGCGGGGGCGCAGTTGAGCTTGAGGGTGTGCTGGAACTGGTCGATGGTCTCGGAGAAGCCGAGGACCAGCACGGACACGTCGCCGGGTTCCTGCTGAGGCAGGGGTCCGGTGATGGCCAGCCGGTCACCGGGGCGCAGCGCCAGGACAGCGGTGCGCAACGCCGGGTTGGTCTGGAATTGGGGGTGGGCGAGGTTCACGCTGATCTGCGGATACCGGGCCTCATCGACCGTGCCGAGGTGCAGCCGCCAGTTCGCCTGATCGGGCAGGTCGTCGTCGGAGGCGACGTTGACGGTGACGGGGTCGCCGTAGGTTCCAATGCCCGCGGGCGGGTCTGCGCTGGACATCGGGCCGGTGGTCAACTCGGCCGTGAACGTGTTGCCGTTCGTGCGGGTGACGGCGACGGTGTTCTTGCTCAGTTGGTCATCGTCGGTCGGGACCGGTACTTCGGAGAGTTGGCCAGCGGAGTAGACGAGGGTGAGTGTCGCGTCTTGGTTGTAGAGGGACTGGCGGGTGCGGTAGCCCATGCCGAATGCGGTGAGGTTTTCGTAGAGGATGCCGAGGTCGGCGGCGGCGCATTCCTGCATGAGTTCCAGGGGCTTGAGCTTCGCCTGCGGCCCCATAGCCACGGTGTTGTCGAGGTCGCCGACCCAGTCGAAGGGGATGGCGTGCTCGGAGCAGACCCGCTGAATGCGGCGTCCTGCGGTTTCTCCTCGCGGGTCGAGGCGGTCGCCGAGGTCGGTCATGGCGGTGATGGCGTTTTGCAGGGTGACGTGCCCGACGGTTCCGTTGGTGAGACCGCGACCCTGGTGGTTGCCGACTGCGGAAATCGAATCGGGACACATGGTGACGGAGAGGACGCGCGTTAGAGCCGTGCCGACTTCCGTGTCGGTGACGCTGGTTTCTGTAGCGTCACCGACAACGAGAACACGGATAGCGCGGCTAAGGTTTGCGCCGCTTTCTTGCAGTTCTATGGAAACCCGTACCAATTTCCCGCGAAGATCATGAGGGTAATCCAGGGTCGCGCCCAATAGCGAGCTGTCGCCGTCAAGGGCGTACAGGCTCACTGAACCAGTCGGCAGCGTATCGGCATTGGTTGTGTAGTTGAGTTCCCAGTAGGCGGTGGTGAAAGCAGAGTCGTCCTGGGCGATTCGGCAAATAGTCTTGCCGTCTGGCGCACCGTCGGCCGGGATGAACAGCAGGAACCGGACCTGCGTGGCCGTGGGGTCCGCGTACTTGAGGACGCCGCCGGTGAACTGTGCGGAGGTCATGGTGGGCAACGGGTCGGAGGCCGGGAACTGGTCGGCCGCGGCGAACACGGGGGTGCCGGAGACGACCATGGCCGAGTGGCCGGTCAGCGCCGATGAGACGGATGTCGAGTCCGCGATGTCTTCGCAGGGCCAGTACTCCAGGATGCTGCCGATGGATCCGTCGGTGAGCGCCTCGTACATGACCGAGCGGGTGGGGACGTGGCCCTGGGAGTAGCGGCGCATGGGCCCGGAGGCTTCGGCGTCCACCCAGATGTCGGTGCCGGTCGAGTCCCAGCTCTGCGGCCACTCGGACATCTCGCCCCAGAAGCGGTAGCTCTTGCCGCCGTAGCCGTTGGGGACGGAGAACCGCACCTGGGTGTTGCGGCCGATCAGCCCGTAGTAGGGGCCGACCGGGTTGCGGGGCGTCCACCTGCCGTCGCGGTTGTTCAGTTGGAACTGGCAGGTGGAGCGGTCTGGGCTGGAGCTCTCGCCGGACTGGCCGCGCAGGGGAATGCTGACCTTCTGCGACCCGTCCCGGACCATGACGTATGAGGTGATGTCCGTCCATGCCCCGGCGAGGAGCATCTCCACCGTGATCGGCGCGCCGTTGCTGGCCTCACCCGTCGCGGGAACAGGCGCGGCCCATCCGCCGTACTGGCGTCGCCAGCCCGCTACCCGCGCAGCAACCCCACTCGCCACCGGCTACCCCACCTCGGTGAAGGTCACCCAGCACAGCATGTTCACCGCAGAGCCGAACGTGACCCGGACCCGCAGGAACTTACTGACGGGCACGATCGGCCGCTCATCGGGCATGAACTGCTGGTAGTAGCTAAGCCCGGGGGCGCCACTGGAAGACGGCGGGATCTCCACCGCGTCAAACAGTCGGGACGCTGTCGTGGTGCCCTCCACTGTGGCGGTGTAGCCGGTGAGGGCTGTTCCGCCGATGCACAGGGATGGCGTGCCGTTGGGGTCCACGGGCTGGATGCCCGCAGCTACATGCGCCGTGACGGTGGCCGCCACGTCCGTCTGGATCAGTTCGGCAACCGAAGCCGATGAGGGTGCGCCATCGCAGGTGTAACCCCACGAGATGATCTGGATCTGCCTCGTGGCGGGTGTGGCGACCTGCAGCATCGTCTTGATGCTCGTGCCGGTGGTGACCTTGGCTGTGGCGGCCGTGGTCGCCATCGCGGCGTTGAAAACCTTGTACGGCACTGGTGCTCCTTCTCTTCTATGAGCTCAGTACGGCCGTGACGTTGCCGCCCCGGGTCTTGATCTCGCGCTTTCCGGTGTCGATCCACAGTTGGCCGAAGTCGCGGCCACCGATGTTCAGCTGGATCACCATCGGCGCGCTGCCCCCGCCCCCGGCCGCGGCCATCTGCCGGGACTGCCCCGCCGGGTAGACCGTCGAGCCGTAGGGCAGCCGGGCCAGTTCCGGGCCCTGCTCGCCCACCCACG